GTTCGTACCCCGCTGCAAAACAGCATGGACGGCGATTTCGACACCGGCAACGTCCGGTACAAGAGCCGCGAGCGTTATAGCTTCGGCTGGTCGGATCCGCTGGGCATGTTCGGTTCGCCGGGCTCGTCCTGATAGGACTGGGTTAGGGGGGCTTCGGCCCCCCTTTCCTTTTTAGGTTTTTCAGCGTATACAGAGTCACCGGGATAATTTTTTAGCGCGGCAGACAGACCCGGCTGACGACATGCAGACTGCCGCGTGACTCGCATGTGAGGTATTTAAAATGGCTCAGACTACTTTCTCCGGCCCGGTCAACCTTGGTGTCTTCACGGTTGCTACGGCCCCCACCACGAACGTCTCCATCGGCTCTGTTGCCTATATCAGCAACGGCGCTACGGGCAGTCCGGTTTTGGCTTTCTGGAACGGTACCAACTGGTTGCGTTGCGACGATCTGAATCCGATTGCTGCCTCCTAACTCCTAAGCCCTAGGAGGGTATATGGCAATGCAAACAGATGTCTTAGCCAGTAAGGTTGCCACTTCTGCTGGCGATCTTCTGGACCAAAATAGCCTTGTTATTGGCCGCTCCCGTGTAAAAGCGATTTATATCGTTCCTGATACTGGTGCTGGCACGGTTACGTTTAGGGATGGTGGGGCTTCTGGTCCCACTAAAATAACCGTAAATACGTTGGCTTCTTCCAGCGCACCGGATTACATCCTGATGCCGGGTGAGGGTTTGCTCTTCCAAACGAGCATTTATATCGTGCCTTCTGCCGTCGTATCTACGATGGTGATTTATGGCTAAAACTCCCGCTTGGCAGCGGAAGGAAGGGAAAAACCCGGCTGGCGGACTTAATGCCAAAGGCCGGGCTTCCTATAACCGCGCTAATCCCGGCAAGCCGGGTCTCAAGGCTCCGCAGCCTGAAGGCGGGCCTCGTAAGAAATCATTCTGCGCTCGTATGACTGGAATGAAGAAAAAGCTTACGAGTGCCAAGACGGCGCGAGACCCGAACAGCCGTATCAACAAGTCTCTGAGAGCATGGAACTGTTGAGATGGAAATGGTTATCTGGAACATGGTTCTTACGGGAATCGTGGCCATTTTGGGTTTTGTTGTGAAAGAGAAGTTTGAAGAACTCAAGCGCCTCGGTATTTTGCTCAACAGGACCCGCGAAGAAGTTGCTCGTGATCACGTGACCCGTGCAGAAGTCCGTGCTGATAATGAGCAGCTTATGGCCCGACTTGATCGGCTGGAACAGAAAATTGACAGGCTGGTAGAAAATGCCAAGTAAATCCAAAGCTCAGCATAATTTGATGGCGATGGTTGCTCACGACCCCAAAGCAGCCAAGCGTATGGGTATTCCACAATCTGTGGGTCGTGATTATGTCGAGGCCGACAAGGGCCGCAAATTTGGTTCTGGAGGATCTATGAAAGAGTCCAAGGCAATGATGAAAAAGGAAGTGGCCTTCATGAAAAAGAAGGGCGCTCCGAAGTCCATGATCAAGCACGAAGAGAAAGAATACGGCATGAAGCGTGGTGGAGATATGGCTGACAAGGCCGGTCGCGCTATGAAGAAGCGCACTCCTGACACGATGGGCCGTGCGATGGTCAAGAAGATGGCCGGTGGCGGTATGTCCTACTCTTCGGGCGGTTCGGTGTTCCGTCGCGTGGCCGATGGCATTGCCAGCAAGGGCAAGACCAAGGGCAAGATGGTCAAGATGCGCTATGGCGGTGAATGCTAATGGCAAGTTCAGACGATTTGATCCCTCGCTCCATGCTACCGGATAAGCCTCCGCCGCGTCCGCGTACCAAGGCAGAACGTATCCCGCTCAAAAAGATCGAAGAGATGATGGGCGAGACGAAGGAAGGCGTGAAAATCGCCAAGAAAGCCAAAGGCGGTAGCCTCCCTGACTTGACTGGCGACGGCAAAATTACCCGCGCTGACGTTCTCAAAGGGCGTGGTGTATTTCGCAAAGGCGGTGCAGTTCGCTCTTCAGCCTCTAAACGTGCAGATGGCTGTGCTATTCGTGGGAAGACTCGCGGCAAAATGGTTTAGGAGAATACGTCATGAGTTCTAAAAATCCGCGTAAAACCCGCTCTTTTGGTAGCGGTAAGAAGGCTGTTAAAAAGCTTCAAACCGGCGGCCCAATCCGCCCTTCTGCTATTCCGCGAGGGCCGTTAACTGGTTCGATGAGCGTCGGACCCGGCTACATGACACGACAGCAGATTCAGCAATACAACAAGGAAATACAACGTATTTCTGACCGGTTAGCGCGGCAAGGATATTTTGATCCCGTGACAACGAAAGTTCCGGTATCGGCGTTAGGACGTTTTGGGAAGCTTGCTCTACGTGGCGTACCGTATGTAGGTGCGGCTCTAACTGCGTATGAATTGGCGCAGCTTGCTATGGATCAGTACAACAAGTCCAAGCAGGAGCAGCCTCCTGCTGCTCCTCCACCTTCAAACAACAACGTTGTTTACAATTCTCCTAGCGTCCCCGGATTTCAAACCGGATATGGCAGCGTTCCTGCCGGTACACCGGGGTCTGGCGATAGCCTGAACGCAATTCGTGACGCCCAGTCTGCTGCTGCAGTTCAACAACTTCGGGATGCGGCCAATGCACGTGCTATGGCGGCTCAACAGGCGGCTGCGGCAAAAAAGGCTTATGTAATTCCTGAGGATTTGGCTGGAAATCCTTTGCCGACATTTGATCAGCCCGGTAGTGGCAGTAGTGGTAGCAGTAGTGGCAGCGGGTTTCGTGGACCGTCCTCGTCCGCATTTTCGTATGGCTCCAGATTGCCAGCGGTTAATCCTCCACCCAGCATTACTCCGGACTCTCGGGTAACTGTAGCGCCTATATCCTCGGGTGAAGAAGACATGGACGTTGATCCTATTTACCGTCCGGATGCTATGGAAGAACTCGGCCTTTACCGAGGCGGTCGTGCCCGGTCAGTGAAGCGTTACGCTTCGGGTGGGTCCGTTCGGTCTTCTGCGTCCAAGCGCGGCGACGGTATTGCTCGTAAGGGTAAGACCCGAGGGAAGTTCGTACGATGATGCCATCTCGGGGTATGGGGGATATCAACCCTAAAAAGGTTCCCCGTGCTAAACGGCGGGGGGACTCAAAGCCCGTGATTGGGACGGGTAGGCCGATAAAGACCTACGCCAAGGGCGGTGAAAGCAAGGTGAACGAGGCCGGTAACTACACCAAGCCCGGTATGCGTAAGAAGTTGTTTGAGTCGATCAAGGCTTCGGCAACGCAAGGTACGGGAGCAGGGCAGTGGAGCGCGAGAAAAAGTCAATTACTTGCGAAACGGTATAAGGCTGCTGGCGGTGGATACAGAGACTAAAACCTGCACAATGTGCGGGGAACTGAAACCCCTAAAAGCCTTCCGTTCTCGTGGTGGGAGCATGAGGCATTTGCTTAAAAGTAGATGCAATACTTGTTTGTACAAAGAGCATCGCAAATGGACCGTGGATAATCCTGATCGCGTTAGAGAGTATCGCAATAAAGACAGTTGGACTCTTGCTAAAAGATGCGCTCGTAGAGGTATTACTCCAGAGCAGCTAATTGAAACGTATGAACGGCAAGAAGAATGCTGTGCTATATGTAAAGTTGAAATTGAGTTGATTGACAGTGCGATAGATCACAACCACGAAACCGGTGAGTTTAGAGGTGTTTTGTGCAAGCAGTGCAATCGTGCTCTTGGTATGTTTAGAGATAGTCCTGTGGTGTTAAAAAGCGCGTTTGAATATTTAGAAGCTTTTGGGAGCTACGGCGATGGCGCTTAAACAATCGCAACAGTCGTTGAAGGCTTGGACGCAGCAAAAGTGGAGAACGAAAAGTGGTAAACGATCTTCTGACACGGGTGAGAGATACCTTCCTGAAGCTGCTATCAAAGCTTTATCCCCCGCCGAGTACGCCCGAACCACCGCCGCCAAGCGAAAAGGTAAAGCGCAAGGCAAGCAGTTCGTACGGCAACCCAAAGGCATTGCTACTAAAACGCGCAGCTTCCGCCAAGCGGGCAAAGGCTAAAAAGTAATGGTCGATAAAACTACAGCCACTACAGACTTCAACCTCGACCTCAATACCATCATTGAGGAAGCTTTCGAGCGTTGCGGTGCTGAACTGCGTACGGGGTATGACTTCCGTACGTCAAAGCGTAGTTTGTCCCTGCTCCTGATGGACTGGGCTAACCGTGGTATCAACCTGTGGACGCTAGAACAGGGCACTCACACCCTGACTTATAACGTCGGTACTTACGACCTGCCGGTGGATACGGTTGACCTGCTTGACCACGTGATTCGGACTGGCTCTGGCACGAACCAGCAGGACATCAACATTAGCCGTATCTCGTCCAGTACCTACGTGTCAATTCCAAACAAAAACGCGACGGGGCGACCGATTCAGATTTGGATCAATCGGCGTACGGGTGCAACTGGCGCGGATAACGTCATTGTTTACCCCCAATTTACGGTTTGGCCGAAGCCCGATAACACGACAACTTGGACGCTGTATTACACCCGGCTGCGTCGGATGTTTGACCCCGGCGTGGGATCGAACGGGCAGGATATTCCGTTCCGGTTTTTGCCCTGTATGGTGGCGGGTCTGGCTTACATGCTGTCGATGAAGATTCCCGGTGCGGACGCTCGTACGCAGGTTTTAAAAGCCCAGTACGACGAGGCTTGGGATTTGGCTGCTGGCGAGGATCGTGAAAAGGCCGCAGTTCGGTTTGTGCCCCGTGAGAGTTTCTTGGGTGGCTACTAATGCCAAACAGGTTTGCCAGTGGCAAAAACGCTATCGCGGAGTGCGACCGGTGCGGGTTTCGGTTCAAACTGAAGCAATTAAAATCGCTGGTTATCAAGACCAAGAACGTGAATATCTTGGTCTGCCCCGAATGTTGGGAGCCGGATCAGCCGCAGTTGTCGCTCGGTTTATACCCCGTGGACGACCCACAGGCTTTGCGGAACCCGCGACCGGATTTGAGCTATTTTGAAGTCGGTAATAATGGTGCGGGCGGTAGTCGGCAGATTTATTGGGGCTGGGCCCCGGTAGGTGGATCAAGTTCGTTTGATGCGGCGTTGACCCCTAACCCTCTTGCTCCGGCGGGAGAAGTAGGTACTGTAGTGGTGGTGATATCGTGAAAACTTGTAGGTTGTGCGGAAAATCTGAGCCAGAAGTAGGGTTTGAAACCCAGCGGCGTCAGTGCAAACCGTGCAGAAAAACCTATCAACACGTTAAAAAAGTAGCTTGGTATGCACGTAACAGAGAAATTGCTAAAGCAAAAACGAAAGAATGGCGGGATTTAAACGCTGCACGTAAAAAGGCTAGTAGGAAAGCTGAATAC